CCATCATCCCCACGGTGCCGCTGTACGCGGAACCGCGCCGCGAGTTCAAGATGCCGTCCCCCGGCGAATGGATTGCGGCAGCTGTCGAAGGCGGCAGCCGTTTCGCTGAACTCCAGGCGAAGATCAAGGCCGCCGCACCCGACGTCACAACCGGCGACCTTGATGGCGTCATGCCGACCCCGGTGGTCGGCCCGGTTTACAACAACTTTCGCGGCTTGCGCCCCGTAATCGACGCTGTCGGTTCCCGCGCTATGCCCCAGGGCGGCAAGGTGTTCATCCGGCCCGTCGTGGGCACGCACACCTCAATCGGCACGGTGACGCAGGGCAACACGATCACCGCTGGCACGTTCGTCGTCAACGACGTCCAGGTGACCAAGGCCATCTATGGCGGATACGTTGAGCTGTCGGAAGCGTCGATCGACTGGTCCAGCCCTGAAGTGCTCGGCGCCCTCGTCGATGACATGGCCCGCATTTACGCCAACCAGACCGATGACGTCGCCGCCGACGCACTCGTCTCCGGTGCGACCAACACCAACAACTTCACCGGCGCCAGCGGCGCAGACCCGGCCTACTGGGTCGAGTGGATTTACGAGGCCGCCTCGGACATCCTCACCGCGTCCAACGGCAATCTGCCCACCCACCTGTTCGTTTCGCCGAACATCTGGAAGCAGCTCGGCTCGCTGGCCGACACCGCCGACCGTCCGCTCTTCCCGCAGGTCGGCCCCATGAACGCCTACGGCACCATGACCCCCGGAACCGCAGACGCGACCGCGTTCGGCCTCCGCGTCGTCGTGGACCGCAACTTCGCCCTCAACACCCTCATCATCGGCAACGCCGACGGCTTTGAGTGTTGGGAACAGCAGAAGGGCGTCGTCAGCATTGAAAACCCGAGCCTGCTTGCTCGCACGATCGCCTTCCGCGGCTACTTCGCCCCGGTCATGGTCGACGCCAGCAAGTTCATCAAGGCCGCCTTCGTCTGACCTGAACTGAGGACTTGAATCATGGCGACGTTCAGCATCTCCCACCGCATGAGGTTGGATGACGTTGTCGTGATTCAGACCCTCACGGAGACCGACATAGCTGTCGGGCAGTCGATCACCGTGGCAGGGCTGGGGGACGGCATGAATGGCACATTCACCGTCATTGCTGTCCCCCAGTTCCTATTCACGGGAGTCAGCTACCAGGGCGATCTGACGTTCAACACGGACGTCGTGATTCCGAACCAGTTGGCCTACATCGACGCTGGCGACAACGTCGACCGCGACGCCGCCGACCCGTTCGGCACACTCACCTGGTCAATCACCTGTACCTGGACCACGTCGGCCAACGTCGAGCAGTTCCTCGGTATCGCTACAGCCACGGCTAACGACACCGCTTACATCGCCACATGCGTCGCAGCCGCGAACGCCTGGGCGTTTCGTAAGCGCGTCGAGGCCGGCTACACCGACTCGGCCAGCACCAGCCCCTCGAGCGACGTCACCCTAGGCACCACGCTCTACGCGGCCGCTCTCTACCGGGAACGCGGCTCGATCGACTCATTCCAAACCTTTGAGGCCATGACGCCGGCCACCACCGGCTTCAACATGGGTCGCATCCACCAGCTGCTCGGAATAAACAGGAGCCAGGTGGCTTGAAGTGGCTGCGACAGGCATCTTCGCGGAAGCGCGCACCGCGATCATCACGCGCATTACATCCCTCGGCCTGGTGCCCGTCACCGACCCGAGAAACGCTCGGCCACTCACCGTGTTCGTTGAGCTCCCAACCTTTACGAGTTTCACCTACAACGTGGGCGATCTCACTTTCACCCTCCGGGTCCTGGCTGCCCCACCCGGCAACTCTGACTCGGCCGACTGGCTCTTGACCACCATCGACACCCTCATGGCAGATCAAGGACTAGCCGTCACCAGCGGCCAACCGTCGCTGGCCATCATCGGAAGCCAGGAACTCCCGGCCTACGACCTCACCGTCCGCATCGCCTCCCGGCGAAACTAACCAAAGGAGCCACATGGCCACCACAACCTTCCTGTCGAATGCCACCGTCGCCATCGGCGCCGTCGACGTATCCGACCAAGTCCAGTCCGTCACCCTCACCGTCGGCTTCGACCAGCTCGAGACGACCGCAATGGGTTCCAACGGCCGCAGCTACACCAAGGGCCTCCAGTCCGTCGACGTGACGCTCACCATGTTCAACAGTTACGGCGCCTCCGAGATCGAGGCCACCCTGTTCGACGTGTGCGGCGACGACGCAGTCACCCTCACCATCTCGCCGTCGGGCACCACCGAATCGGCCACGAACCCCGAATACACAATCACCGGCGCGTTCCTTGCCAACTTTACGCCCGTCGTAAGTTCGGTCGGGGAGTTGTCAATGGTGAACGTCTCGTTCGTCGGCGGTACCTGGGCGCGCGACATCACGAACCCGTAACCCAAACCCATCCAAGGAGCCCGACATGATTGGAATGGACCTGAAAGTCACCATGGATGACGGCTCGGAGCACATCGCACCGATCACCTACGCCGTCGCCTGCGCCTGGGAGGATCACCACCCAGGCAAGGCGGCGGCCGCCATGTTCGACCCCATCCAGTTCAAGCAAATCTGCTACCTCGCCTACGAAGCCCTGCGGAAGTCCAAGATCACCGTCAAGGTGTGGCCGCAGTTCATCGACACCGTGGCAGACGTCCAGTTAGTCCCAAAAGAACGCCAGGAAAAGCCCAGTATCACGTCAACCTGATCGCACAGCTCGCCATACGCACCGGCATTAGCCCGGCCGCCCTGCTCGAGACACCGCCGACGATCATTGACGAGATGGTGCGCCTCCTGGTCGAATCAGATCAGCAAAGGAGCGTGAAATGAGCATTGAAGTCCGAGGACTCAAAGAAGCGCTCCGCGATCTCCAAAAGCTTGAGCCCGAACTCCGGAAAGAGATCAACAAGGACATCCGTAAGACTGTCCGGCCGCTGGTCGACAACATCAACGGTCGCATCCCCGGCGCCCCACCGCTGTCCGGCATGGCCCACAACGGCCGCACCGGCTGGACCCGCAAAAAGCCCGTGGCGATCAAGATCGACGCTCGAGCACCGCGCAACCGCCCCAACCGACCGTTCCAGTCGATCGTCAGCGTGGTCCGGGTTGGCACTAAAGACGCGCCCACCGCGATCGTCGACATGGCCGGCAAAGCCGGAGGCGGCAGCTCACGCCGCGCTCCGCAGTACCGCCGTCCCAACTTCGCCCGCGCCCTATCCAGCCGCCTCGGCCAGCCATCCCGATTTATGTGGCGAGACATCGACAACGACCTCGAGCTGATCCAACGCGAGTTTGAACCCATCGTCGACCGCGTCGAACGCGCTCTCGACCGCGACTTGAAAACGAGCTTCTAATGGCAATCAACATTCCGATAGTCACAGACTTCAACAGCAAAGGTCTCCAGGACGCCTCCAACGCCTTCAGCAACTTCCGCACCAAGATCGGCGAGGCCGACGGCGCTATGGGCAAAATGAAAGCCGGATTCGGGGCCGCGGCCGACACCATGAAGGCCAACGCCGGCGCGTTCGCAGCTGCGGCCGGCGCCGCCATCCTCGGTTTCGTCGTCGACGCCATCGGCGACTTCCAAAAGCTGGCCCTAGAGGTCGACAAGTTCAGCAACATCACCGGCCTCGCAGCCGAAGAAGCGTCCCGCTTTGTCGAAGTGGCCGGTGACCTCGGTATTGAGGCCAGCACCGTATCCGGCGCGCTGAACAAAATGAACCGGGCCGTCATCGACAACGCCGACGCTTTCTCCGATCTTGGCATTGAGATCGCCCGCACTTCCGGCGGCGCTACCGACGTCAACCGCACCTTCCTCAATGTGATTGACCGGCTCCGCGCCATTCAAGACCCGGCCGCTCGAGCATCCGCAGCCACCAAACTTCTTGGCAAATCGTGGACCGAGGTATCCGAACTCATTGAGATGGGCGCTGTTGATCTTGAACGGGCACTTAGCGCGGTCGGCGACGCCAAAATCATTGACGAAGAAGAAATCCAAAAAGCCAAGGACTTTCGCGCCGCCCAAGACGCCCTCCGCGATGCGTTTGAGCAATTCGCCATTGTCGTCGCCGAAGAGATTGTGCCGGTATTGAGCGAGATGCTTGACGGCGTCGCCAAAGTCCTTGACGAAACCAGCGCTTGGGGACGCATCACCAAGGGAGTGTCGGCCCTAATTCGTCGAGACATGGACGATCTGGCCGACGCAATCATGGGCCCCGGCGGCGTAACCGAAGCCGTCGACGACGGCACCCGCGCCTGGAAAGACGGCTACCGGGCGATGATCGACGCCCAATACGCCCTCCAGGGAATTGACGCCGCAACCCGTGACGTAGACGCCGCCTACTCCGAACTCCTCGGCAAACTCGACGAACGCGAAGCCTGGAACAACCTCGTTGAGGACATCGACCGGGCAGGCGAACAAGCCAAAGAAGCGTTTGAGAAGCAAATGCCGAACGCGCTCGGCGTATCCATGCGAAGCCTTGACGACGCCCGTCGAAGCCTGGCCGAATACATCGCCGAAGCCAACAACATCCCAGCCGAACGTAAAACCGCATACATCGCGGCCCTGGACACCGCCTCATGGGAGCAGGTTCGCGCCATGCTTGACGCTTTGGCGGTCGCTCGAGCTGTCCCCTACCAGCCGGTCGGTGCCCCAGGGTTCGGTGGCGGTCCCGTTGAAATGGGTCCAGGCGGCCGACCAATCGGCACCCCACCCATCAACTTCAACCCGAAACTCCGATCGGTTGATCTCATGCCAACCGGTACTGGCGGCAACGTGATCGTCAATGTCGGCGGCTCGGTCACCACAGAAAACGACCTTGTTGAGTCCATCCGTAAGGGCCTCGTCAACGCACAGCGCAACGGCTCCGGCCTCGTCTACAGCAACTTCTAATGAGCCTGCCCGCCGAACCAATCGTCCAAATCAGACTAGGCCCAGGCCCAAACTTCGCCGATGCTTTTGTGCTCGGCTCGTTGACGGACGGCATACTCGGCACAAACGTCCTCGGCAGCACAGCGACTCAAACTGTCGATGTCTCGAGCACGGTCCAACGCATCAGCGTTCGACGCGGCCGCGATCGAATGTTCGAGCAATACAGCCCCGGCCAAGCCATCATCCAGTTCCTTGACTTCACCGGCGACTGGAACCCCGACAACCCGGCC